AAGAAAGAGCTTAAAATCGTCTTTAAGGGCGGTTAAAGTGTCCATATGATAGGATATACCTAAATATAAAAGGAGGCCCCTTGTAGAGCCTCCCAGGCATCAATCAGCGAGCTTTACTCGTGGTTGAATGTAAGTATTGTGGATCCGTTCAATTTGACCAATACGTGAGTTATTGGCACGTAGTTCTTGTTGAGGATCTTTAGGTCTGATACGCATGGCTGGATCGTATGGAACACGCATCAGTGCTCCAAGATTCAAGGCAGCGTTCTTAGATGGTGCAAACCCGTGAGTCGTTTGCATACGACCGATAGGGTTCTTACCATCAAGGTATTTGATTTTAAGAACTGATAGTAGTTCCTCAAGGGGACTACGTTTTTTATCGGCCATATTTAGTCAGCAAGTTTTAACCAGAATGGAGAGTAGCCCATCATCTCTGGCATTGCTTCATTAGTGCTCCTTTCAATTCCCCCGTACATAGCACTGTTTTTGTTGAAAGCAGATAACGGATTTTGCCCAATAGCTGGCCTACTTGAAGTAGAACGAGAGCTGCTCGGTGGCCTAGACCGTACACCAGCTGCAGCACCACGACGAGTACCAGATGATTTAGTAGGAGGTTTAGTAGGAGGTTTAGTAGGAGGTTTAGTGGGAGGTTTAGTAGAAGGTTTAGTAGAAGGTTTAGTGGGAGGTTTAGTAGTATTAGCAGGCTTAGTAGTTACCGTCGGTTGAGGCATCGGTTCCCCTGTTGCTATTGCTTTTGCTGTCTGTGCGGGTTTAGGTATAAGAGCGACAAATGTTCCCTTTGGAGGAGTCTTACTCTTACTAGATGCCGTGTTGGCAGGTTTAGGTTGCTGGTCCTTCTGACCTAAGACATGTGTACCTTCCTTAAAAGTAAGTTTGTCATCCATAGCGGCGTACAGTGATTTCACATCTGTCTTTCCACCGCTGGCAATATGTTCGGCTACTGCTGCAAGCTGCTCATTACTAGCATTTTGCTTCTCCATGTCAAGGATAATACGATCCAATGCTTCAGCAGTATTAGGATTTATATGTTGGTGAAGACCCCCATATTTACCAAGGTCCGTTCCAAGTAGATAACCTGTGAGCGGATGAACTGCTTGACCTACACGGCCATTTCTAGTAGGCAATCCATCCATATAAAGCCCACCTTCAACCATGCTGCTTAACTTATTGGTCGTAACACCCAGATTGCCCAACGTATACAAGTTAACTGGACGTGGTGTATCTTTAGCAAGGATATTTAGCTTGGCTATTTCATTTGCTTGATCGGTACCACCACGACCAGCCCCCCAGGCACTAGGTATGAAATGACCGTTGTTATGCTTTAACCCAAATAGATCGTTAAATGTTTTGTTTTGTTTAGTTGCTAAATTCCAGGTCTTTTTAGTTCCTTTATTCATTTGATCAGCCGTACCCTCTGAAGAACGTTGATCAATTTGAATCATACTGCCTGGTGAAGCATCATCCCTAACGGCTCGCTGCTTTACACCACTTGGTCCAATATGTCTAGGATCAAGACCAGTTGCCTCCGATATTTGCTCAGTAGTTTTACCTTCACGCCGCATCTGTTTGATGATTGCATTAAGCTCGGCAACACTCCCAATGGCTGGCGAGATATTGCCGTATCTTTGATACTCTTGTAATGTTCCTTCTTGGCCTTCAGGGTTTTTTGCTGCCCAGACATTATTTTTAAGGACTGCTAACTCTCTAGCTTGCCTCCTTGCTGGAGGCATTTCTCGTTTGGCCATTTATACGCATAAAAAAAACCGCCCCTTTCGGAGCGGCTGAAACTACTTAAGTGGACAGGTTACTTATTGTCAGAAACAATCGCTGATTGCTTGTTCTTCTTCTTTTCTTCCTGATTCATGTACCGCTCAGCGATCATTGCCTCTCGACCTGTGGCACGACGTTGGGGTTTCTTCGGTTTGACTTGTTTGTTTTCCTGGGGCTTTGACTTGGTATCAGGCGTATAGCCAGATTCACTTTGTGCGCGACCCCCTTCCACAGAGCTAGTAGATTGACTAATAGTCTTAGGTTTAGCGTTACCAGACTCTCGACGTTCACGACGCTTACGGATCTCGTCTGAAGTTACGTCCTTACCCTTCTGCCTCATCTTTGAGGCTTTGATCATGTCCGCAATGTCTTGATCTTTGATTTTCATTATCTAATATGTGAAAGAATAAGTTGCTCTCGTTGAGTAATACCAAACGTATCCCTCATCCATTGGAGCCAATTGTTACTACCTTTGTCCTGATTACACTTTCTGCAGCTGGGAACAAGATTTGATGTAAGGTCTTCGCCACCAAAACACTTAGGGCGAACGTGGTCCAGTGTAAGTTCATGTAATTCATAAGTTTCTCCACAATAAACACATTGACAATTGAAGTGCTCTTTAATAGCGCGTCTCCACATACGCTTTGCTTCAGGGCTTGTCATTGTTATTAGGTTGTATAAGTAGTGTTCAGGACTAGGCAGTAGCGGGGTCATATCACCGGATACTTAATGCAGATTTCCACTTTTTAGCTTTGGCATCCCAGACAACTGGTTTACCTTTAAGTGTTGCTTTAGTACCTTCCTTACGTGTCCGGTCATTAGCCAACGTGCTGTTCTTGGGTGACATGTACGGAGTAGTAGCTAGCCGTGCTTCGGCTTGCCTACGCCTTACCAAACCAGGAACACCACCATTGGTGTATAACTGCAAAGCTTCTGCTACCTTCTGATCATTACCCGATTGAATGGCTTGCGTTAGTGTCTCAAAGTTTGAAGCACCAAAGAAGTTAGGACCAGCATTAAAGGCAAACGATTCAACAGCAGCCTTTGCATTAGGAGACAGCTTTTGGTATCCAGGATCTTTCCTGACATTGGCTGCATGTTGATCGATCTTGATCTTTAGTAGTGGATCTGCCTCTTGCTTGGTGATTGTGGCTTGGGGACTTACATCCTTACCAGAAGCATCAAAGTTAAACCCATAGCCATAGGCATACCCACCACCTTCTGGGCGTGGATAAGCCTTTGGTTCAAACCCTTCAAAGTTCTTGATCAGGGTATCTCTAGCGTATGGGTTGTTTAGGATTGCAAGAGGATTAGGCATACTTTCTCCCCTTACGTGGACGGGTACGGTTTGCCTTAGGTGACTCTAGTTTTCCCTTGTTGGGACCAGTGTGGGAGGCATCCTTACCATCACCATTGCCATAGGTACCTAACTTTCTATTTAGCTTGTTAGCAGCAGTGCGGATCTTAAGACCGTCAGTTGTCTTATTGTACTTAGCCTGTTGCTTTAAACGTTTAGCGCGTGCCTTAGGACTCTTCTTATAGTATTCAGATGTAGTCGACATAACGGCTGCCTGGTGAAAGTACTGGACCCTTTTTCTTAACCTTTGGTATTATCTTTAAAGCTTCTAAAAGGCTTTGCAAAGCGTTTCTAACTTCTTGAGGTGTGGTTCCAGGCATTCTATCTTTAGTGCCCTTACCAGCACCAATCATTGGGCCTTGATAGTCTGCACTGCCAGGAGTATAGAAGTCACGACGGTCTTCATATGTAGGATACTGATTACTTGATCCGTAAGTTGCCATATCACTGACGCCTTGTTTACCTGTAATCTTAGTAAAGGCGTCTTTAATGGTAAGTTTTGTTTTCTTGTCTGCCATAAAGTCTCCGTTGTACAAGTTCAGGGTCTACTTGAGGAATAATGTTGGCCAACTTATCTAATGGGTTACCGTCATATGCAACACCACTAATGTCGTTTTTAACTAGCCAATCACAAGCCGCTTTAAGGTCAGCAGTGCTTGCCTCACCAGACTTGATACGACTCAAGAACTCATTAGTAATAAGGTTGTGGAGTTCGTTGAACTGATCTTCTGTGGCTTTTTTCTTAGCCATTTTTCATCATCATTTGATCTAGCTTGTCTTCAATGCGGACCATGTGAGCTTCCATTTTGCTGAAGGCATTCTCAAAATCACTCTTAAAGACATAGTGCCTCGCCATAGAAAGCTCAGCAGTATCCACACGACGATCAACCTCTGTGATCTTCCCGTGGACTTCATCAATACGCCTGTGTAGGCGGTTAGTAAGTGCAGCCAAGCCAGTAATAACAGCTAGGAGTGCAGGTATCGCCGCCTCAATCATGTTGCTCCATCAACCGAATTAGCTTCTGTGAATACACGGGATCAGTGGCATAACCTTCCCGCTTAAGGAGGTATGCACAGTCTTCACGAGAGGTGGCTCGGTTGACGCCTTTATACCCTTTGTAGTCTTTATACCATTGGGTAACAAGGTGGTTCACACAGTCGTATGGGGTAGCAAAGTCTTTGAAGGAAGCTTTGATGGTTACAGGACCATTGCCATAGTCTTCCCAGGTAGTCTTGACCGTACCTGTTCCTTTGATACCAAAGTAGTTATTCTTACCGGATAGTGCTGTACCAAATGCACTTTCAAGTGCCCATTGTGCAGCGACTACTTCTGGGAACTTAGCACCGGCTGCCTTTGCTGCAGCTTCAATGCCTTCCCAGGTATTGTTAAACTCTTGGGGTTTAGATGGGGTAGGAGCAGCTGGTGTAGAGCGCCAGGTCCGTACCCACGTAACGTCATCAGAAAGGCCATAGTTACCGAGGAGATCCTCAAGTTGTTCAATGGCCTTTACTTGGTGAGGTAACCCCTTGAAGTTGTTAATTACGTCAAGGAGTCTGATGCTCATTTGAATACGTCTTTAACACGATTGATCTGATCATCCTCGCGGCGCAGAGGCTTGAGTGCATTGATGCCACTCAGGATCAGTTGTACAACACTGTTATCCTTCAGCTTAGAAGCACCAATAGCTTCAGAACCAAGGAACAGTGCAAGGAAGACAAGCGACTCATAGGTCACTTTAACGCCAAGAAAAGTAAGCATGAGAGTTACCTCAAGAGATGTGGATTATCAAGCCCAGGGGATACCTGCAGCTTTGGTAGGAGCAAGCTTTTCAGCAATCTGTGCATCAAGTGCAGCGTCGATCTCGGTGACTTTCTCTTCACCAAGTTGATCCTTCACCCAACCAACGACGATCTCTTCAGTCAGTTGGGGATACGGGATAGCATCAGCTTCAGGTGCTTCAAAACCAAGCGAGCCATAAGCACCAGCTTGCTCACCATCACGGAAACGAGTTACGGTATAGTGAACCGTGTAGACCGTTCCGATTTCATCAAGCTTTCGCTCCATGTTAGCAATTTTGAACACGGTGAAAGGAAAGTCGATACCAGGAGTAGACATGATTAAAAGGTGTTTGTGTGTAAAAAAAAAAGAGCCCACCGGGATTGGTAGGCTCATTGAGAGGGAGTAGTGAGTAGGACTTATGGCTCTAGTGCAGTAACACGAGCCTTCAGGGATTCAATCTCAGCCAACGCTTCCTGCAGCGCAGCGGTCAACAGCGGCACCAGCTTCGATTGGTCGATGCCTTGGTAGACGGGGTTGCCTTCATCATCCACAGCATCTTTATCACCAGTGACACACTCGGGGACAATGGCCTGCGCTTCGTGGGCAAGGAACCCGTCAACGGTCGTGTCAGGGTCCGCAATGAAGTTGAAGCGATGAACCTGAAGCT